GTCCTATTTGTTTTCGTGGTTCTTTGACGATTTTCGTCGATGGCGTTAAAACTGGGATTGAGGAAGCGTTGGAATTGTTATCAGGCGGAAGATGTCAAAATTTGATGTATCCTATCATGATAACTAATGGTCTTTTATGGGAACCGGCGAACAATGAAAAGAATTTGTTGGCTGCCATTCTCTGGAGGACGCATAACGATCCTTTCGTTGGTTATGAGGACGTGAAGGTTAGAGTCGAGCGTTGGAGGAATTTGGCTGAACAACTTTGTGAGCAAGGTTTGTTCAATACCCAAATCCAACACTTATTGACCATTGAACAATGTGTTAAACTTATGGGCAAGCGTGGTCTTCGTATCGCGAATGCTAATAAGCAGATGATTGACGGTGAAATTTTCAATATGCGTAAAACAATCTCCCTTAAGTGGAATGAGACTTTGTCTGTTGACAAAGATTTGAATGGAGTTTCTACTATGAAACCGCGTGCGATCATTAATTTGGATCCCCGATTTCACAGTGAAATGACCATTTTCTCTCGTGCTTTGACTTATGTCTTACACGACATCTTTGATGGTTCCAGCAAAGATTACTTCGGTGTCCAGGCGCGAATTTATTTTGCAGCCGGATCCCCTTTTGAAGTTCTTTGCGAGATTGGTACGTCCATGTCAACTGGTGATTTAGTGATTGCTGTATCCGGTGACGATTCTGTCGTCGCTTGGGGAAACAATTTTCGATTTCAAGGTTATGGCGAAGCTGATCAAAGTCAGTTTGACCATACCCAAGACCAAGGGCCACAAACCGCGGCAGCTATTTGGATGCGCGCTTTGGGGGCCCCTGGTTGGTTTGTTGATATGGTGTATCATTGTTGTTCCGCCGCTTATACTGTCAATTTCCGTAGGTTGCGTGTTAAAGGAGAGGCGGGTGTTCAAATGCCTACGGGCATTACTATGACCACCCTTCTCAACTCCATGAGCACCATTTTTATGTATTTAAATTTGTTCAAGAATCCTGGGTTGGATGTTCCGCTGGCCGGGCGGCAACTCGGATTCAAGGTTAAGTACTTTGAGTTTGTCAATTTGGGAGATGTTACGTTTCTCAAAGGATGGTGGAGGCGGAGTGGTTCCAGTTTAATCTGGTTACCCTTGCCTTCTGCCGTTCTTAAAATTGGCAAAATATTAAAGAAGCCGACTGAAATAGTTCGAATGAGTCCAAATAAGAAGAAGAGTGAACGGGGTCAAAAACTAGCGTGCTACGAGGTAGGACGTGCTTTGGCGTCCTCCTACGGAAGTGTACCTTTTTCTTATCCGATTCTAGGACCTTTCCTTCATGTCCTAAAGAAGTTCCACTCAACTTGTGAGAAAGGAACCGCTATGGCTGCGACCGAATCATGGAAACCTTGTGTTACCGGTGATTATGAGTTGGAGTCTGAGGCGATAGATGCAGTGTGTTTCCGTTATGGATTAAGCACAGGTGACATTGACCGTGTCACAAAACTCATCTTACAAGTGGCTGACCTGCCCTCCTACCTCGAGGATCTTGTGTTCTTGAGATTGGCTGAGAAGGATTATTGACAATTAGTCAACGGCCTAAGGCTACCCCTAGAAAACGGTTGGACTCCGTTGCCGTTGGGTCCCCGCGTGTTCGCGCGGAGGGGAACTATATTTGCATCCGATTTATTGTTAGGCACTTGTGGCTCAAACAAAATTAACAACACGATTATGGTTTCCCGTAAGAACAAAGCTAAGAAGAATCAGCAGGCTCGTCAGAGCGTGCCTGGAATTTCTGGACAAGGCGGTTATTATGCTGATACTTTTGTACCAGCAATGCGAAAGATCATCGCTGACGGGACCTTCGCTAAACTTGGCGGTAAGGGCGGAGCTTTGCTCGGCTCTGCTGCAGGTTCGGCTTTAGGTCCTGGCGGTGCTGGTTTGGGTGGAACTGCTGGTAGTAAGTTGGGGCGTTATCTCGGTTCCGGGATTTCGCGTGTACTTGGGTTTGGAGACTACGAAGTTCGTGAAAACTCGCTTTTCAAGAACGGAATGGCGATTCCTCCCGGTGAGACCGTTCCATCATTTGGTGTGATGGGGCAGGCCACCAGGGTTAGGCATCGTGAATACATTATGGACATTGTCGTTCCGGCGAGTCCAACTGCATTCACCAATACCCAATTCCAGGTTAATCCTGGTCTTTCTAGTACTTTTCCCTGGTTAGCCTCTTTGGCTAACAATTATCAACAGTACAAGTTTAACGGACTAGTTTTTGAATTCAAGACACTCTCGAGTGATATCACTTCAGGAGGTGCCTTGGGTTCCGTTATTATGGCTTCTAATTATGATGTCGTTAATCCGGCTTATGCTTCGAAGATCGAGATGGAAAACTCACAATATGCTGTGAGTGCTAAGCCATCTTGTTCTCAGATTCATACTATGGAGTGCGCGCCAAATTCGACTGCCAATAACCTTTATTATGTTCGTAATCACACCAATACAGCAGTTGCCGGGCAGGATAATAGGTTTTATAACCTAGCCAATTTTCAGTTGGCCACTGCCGGGTTGCCTGGATCGGCTGGAACGATTTTGGGTGAATTGTGGGCAAGTTATGATGTCTCACTTTATAAACCTATCATCAATTCTGACTTTCTGGGCGCTTTCATTACATCCGTCTCTCCCTCCAAAACTTCCGTGTTCGGTACTACTCCCACTATCTCTGGTAATGGTATTAGTGCAACTGTAAATACTTTGACCTTCAGTCAGGCTGGTGATTATCTTGTCACTTTGTACCCTGGAGGTTCAGGTCTTAACTTGGGACTTGCATTTAGCGGAACGACTACCCCTGTTCAGGTGGCGTCAGACTACGCTGGCGGCTCAACCGATCATATCTCAGTTTCTGTGAAATGTCGGGCGACGCAGCCAAATCAGACTCTCGTTGTCAGTGCTTCTGCAGTGACTTCAATATCTGATATGCAGACCCTTGTTTCCACTTGGGATTACAACTTTGTCTAAGTTCTTAATGTTGCTCGGTACGGCCATAGGCTGAAAGTCTGGAAAGTAGGACTACTTACGAGTGTTAGCAA